TGCCCTGTGCAGTTTCGGCGTGCCGCAAGAATCCATTGCGGAGTTCATCGGCATTGACGCAAAGACACTGCGGAAGCATTACCGCGATGAATTGAGCAGCGCAGTTGTTAAAGCCAATGCAGCAGTCGGTCGGTTTCTGTACCAGAATGCCAGCGGGCAGACACTCGGCAGCGGTGCGACGCACAGTGATTGTGTTCGTGCCGCCATGTTCTGGGCTAAAACGCGCATGGGCTGGCGCGAGACGCAGAACATAGACCACACAACCGGGGGTGAGAAGATGACCGGCCTCACTGTGAGTTTTATCGATGCAACTCCCAGCAAAGATTAAGCCGCTATTTCAGCCTTGCCGCTACAAGTTCTTGCGCGGAGGGCGCGGTAGCGCTAAAAGCCATGGCGTAGCAAGAGCGCTTCTTATCCAAGCCTCTATCAAGCCGCTGCGCATTCTCTGCACTCGTGAAGTCCAGAAGTCAATCAAGACGTCCGTGCATCAGCTGCTAGAGGATATTATTAAATCAGACGAGTCGCTCTCGGCATTCTACGAAGTACTACTGACCGAGATACGAGGCCGCAACGGCTCGCTGGTTCTCTTCTCAGGCTTGTCTGACTTGACTGCTGACAGTATTAAATCATTCGAGGCCGTTGATATTGTCTGGATTGAGGAGGCGCAATCCATCAGCCATCGCTCGTTAAATATTCTCAAGCCCACCATTCGCAAGGAAGGCTCGGAGATTTGGGCGACCTACAACCCCGAGCTTGAGACTGACCCGATTCATCAACTGGCGAACAGCTTACCTGATGAGGACAAGCTCATTATCACGATGAACTGGTCAGACAACCCGTTTTTTCCTGAAGTGCTGGAGCGTGAACGGCAAATTGCAAAAGAAACAATGAGCGAGGCGGATTATCTTCACACTTGGGAAGGCCAATGTTTGCCAGCCGTCGAAGGTTCAATTTACTCAAACGAAATCGGCAAAGTCCAACTGGAAAACCGATTAACCCGCGTGCCTTATGACCCGATGCTTAAGGTTCACACGATTTGGGATTTGGGGTTTAAAGACTCGATGGCGATTATTCTCGCTCAACGCGCTGCTTCTGAGATTCGGATTATCGATTATCTCGAAGGCAGCCAGCGCATTGTAACCGACTATGCCCGCGAGCTTAACGACATGAAGTTAAACTGGGGCGATGACCATTTGCCGCACGATGGCTACGCAACGCGCCACCAGACTGGCAAGGACGATGCCACCGTTTTACGCCAAACAGGGCGCAGCGTGCCGTCATTGCCACCTGTTCCCGTGATGGACGTGGAGGCGGGAATTCGTAACGCGCGACTCGTGTTCCCGCGCATCTGGTTCAATTCAGAGTCAGAAGGTGTGCAGGTTTTATTTGAACACCTGCGCCGATACCGCCGGAAAATTGGCAAAAACGGGGTGGCCAGTGCGCCCATACATGATGACCACTCGCATGGGGCTGACGCTTTCCGCTACCTGTGTCTAGTGGCCGATGGCTTGAAAAACAACAGCGCTGGGCGCATCATGCCAAAATTCGTGGCCGCTAGTTCCGATTCGTGGATGGGTTAATAAATGGCAACCAAAGCAGAAAAAACAATTTTGGATGAGGCGAAAAAGCGCCTGACCTATGCGATCGAGCAATGGGGCGACATCTATGACGAGGCACTTTCCGACATCGAGTTTAAGAACGGCAACCAGTGGCCGGAGGATATTAAGTCGTCTCGCGCCAAGAAGGGGCAACCGTGCCTTACCATCAACCGCCTGCCGCAGTTTATCAAGCAGGTCGTTGGCGACCAGCGCCAAAACCGCACGGCTATTAAAATCCAGCCGGTAGAAACGAACGACTCAGACGCGGCAGAAATCCGCGAGAGTATTATTCGGCAGATCCAGAACGCAAGTGCAGCAGAGGCGGCATATGACACCGCTTTTGAGTCTGCCGTATCCTGCGGGATTGGATTTTTCCGCATCGCCATTGAATATGCTAGCGAAGATACGTTCGACCAAGACATTACCGTCCACCGAATCACCAACCCGCTGTCGGTTTTTATCGACCCAACATTCCAGAGCGCGGATGCTGGCGACATAAACTTCGCATTCGTAGCGCAGTGGATGAGCAAAGACGCTTTCGAGGAGCGATGGCCTAAAAGGAAGCCGCGCAGCTTTTCAGACATTGACATCTATTCTGATCTGGCGAATGACCCTGACAACGTGATGATTGTGGAGTATTGGCGGCGCGTTAAAATCAAACGCACCCTGCTACTACTCTCTGACGGCTCGGTTATCGAAAGTGATTTATTTACCGAAGATCGCGCAGAGGCGATGCTAGAGGATGGCGTTCAGGTGGTGGCCGAGCGCGTAGTCGATTCGCATCGCGTAGAATGCTACACCTTGTCAAGTGACGACGTACTGGAGGCAATTACCGACTATCCTGGCAGATATATCCCAGTCGTTCCCGTCTTTGGCGAAGAGGATAATTTGGGCGGAAAGCGTATTTTGCGCTCCCTGATTCGTTTTGCGAAAGACCCGCAGCGCATGTACAACTACTGGCGCACAGCCGCGACCGAAATGGTCGCGCTTGGCAAATCCGCACCGTGGCTTGTAACGCCAGAGCAGATAGAAGGCTTCGAAACACAATGGGCTAACGCCAATAACGGCAACTCGGCATTCTTGTATTACAACGCAACAGCCGCCGGTAGACCAACAAGAGATAGTGGCCCCGCTGTGCCGTCTGCCTTCCTGACAGAGAGCCGCGAAACTGCCGAGGAAATGAAAAGCACCATCGGCATTTTTAATGCTGGCCTCGGCGACCAGTCGAACGAAACATCAGGCCGCGCTATTCTCGCAAGGCAGCGCGAATCAGACACCGCCACTTTTGCGTTTATCGACAATCTCTCCCGTGCAATTCGCCGTGCGGGGCAGATTATGATTGATCTGATTCCGCACGTTTACTCCAATGAACGCATCATCCGCGTGTTAGGCAGTGACGAAAGCGATAGATTGATCAAGATTAACCAAGAGATACCGGGTAGCGGCGCGCGCATCTATGACATGACGGTCGGCAAATATGATGTAGTGGTATCAACAGGGCCGAGCTATGCAACCCAGCGCACCGAGGCGGCTAATTCGATGATGAGCTTCGTGCAGGCAGTTCCGCAGGCCGCCACGCTGGTTTCTGATTTGATTGCCAAGAACATGGATTGGCCGGGGGCGGATGAAATCGCCGACCGCCTTAAGACTATGCTGCCGGATCAGCTAAAAAAACCCGAAGATGGCGAGCCGCAACTACCGCCGGAAGTGGCGCAGGATTTACAGCAAATGCAGCAAGCCATGCAGCAGATGCAGGCACAGTTACAGCAGGCACATGCCGAACTATCTGAGCAGGAGATCGACAGGCAGAAGCTTGCAATTGACGCCTACAAAGCCGAGACAGATCGCCTGAAGCTGTTGCAGCCTGCCATGACAGCTGACGAGATTAACGGGCTGGTGATGCAAGCAGTAACGCAAGCAATGGCAAATAATTTGACGGATGTCAACAATCCTGACATCATCAAAGAAGCCGAACCGTCCGGCATCGACGGGCAACCACTTCGCGGAGACGCGCAATGAGCGATGAGCTTGAACAGGTAGCGGCAGCGCCTGAACCAGAAACGGTTGAGTCTGCCGAACAGGGTGTCACCCAGTCAGAATCACCCGCTGGCGAACCGGCAGATGCGCCGGAAGAAACGCCAAAACGAAAGGGCTTTCTTAATCGCATCAATGAGCTGACAGCACACCGCAGAAACGCCGAGCGTGAGCGTGATGAGCTTCAAGAAAGATTGCAGGCGTTAGAGTCTCGTTTTTCTGAACCCGCACAGCAAGCGCAGCAACAAGAGTTGTCCGCAAGCGACTTCGACACATACGATGAGTACGTGGCGGCAGTTGCAGAAAGACGGGCAGCAGCAGTGATACAGCGGCAGATACATGAGCTTCAGCAGCGAGAGGAACAGAACCGGCAAAACGCCAGACGGCATGAAATCCAAACGACTCTTATGAGTAAGATGGAGGCCGCCGCCGAGCGATACGACGACTTTGCAGAGGTTGTTACCGACCCGAATGCGCAGATTACAGCGACGATGGTTGAGGCATTAGCCGATACCGACAACGCTGGCGATATTGCGTATTTTCTTGGTAAAAACCCTGACAAAGCTCGTGCTATTGCCAGTCTGTCATCGCTCGCACAAGCGCGGGAAATTGGTCGTCTCGATGAGCGCTTCAGCGCACAGCAAAAAACGATTAAGAAGCCCGCACCAGTAACAGCCCCTGTGCGAGGCGAAGGCGGAAAGTTTGTCAAAGATGAAAGTAAGATGACGGACGCCGAGTGGTACGCAGCACGGAGGGCATCGACAAAACAAATGAGGTGACATCATGGCAAACACAATCAACACCCATCAGCTTCTGGCGCGAGAAGCCGCTGCTGTACTGGAAGAGGAGTCTCCTTTTCTTTCCAACATCAACAAGGGACGCGAATCAGACTTTGGCCGCGACGTAGGCGGCTACAAAACCGGCGATAATATCGACATCAGCATTCCGCCCGTCGGCGTTGTGTTTAATGGTGAGACGTTCGCAGGCGGCGGCTCTGCCACGGACGTAACCGAGCGCCGAGTCAATCTTAAGCTGGATATTCGAAAACACATCGGCGTTCAATTCTCGGCTAAAGAGAAAGCGCTGGACGTGACCGAGTTCCGCGAGCGTATCCTGCGCCCGCAGATTCGCACTCTGGCCAGCACCATCGAAGCTGAGATGATTAAGCGTGCTGTGAAGGCAACGTTTAATCTTGTTGGCACAGCAGGCAGCGTTCCGTCAACCGTTAAAGCTCACAGCCAAGCGCGCGCCAAAATGGAAGCCTTCCTAGCGCCCGTTAGCGACCGCTCGCACCTGATTACATCGGGCGCGATGGTTGAGATTGTGGATGCAACGAAGGGATTGTTTCAGAAGCAGACCATTGACTCCGGCCTAATTCGCGGCGCACTCGGCGAGCTGCTCGGCGCTGATTGGTATGAACACCAGTCGCTGCCAGCAATCACCAACGGCAGTCAAGCGACCGGCTTCACCGTTGATGGCGCATCACAAACAGGCTCGTCGTTGGCTGTTAAATCGCTGACCAGCACCAACACGCTGAGCGCTGGCCAAGTGTTCACCATCGCTGGTGTTAATCGCGCCCATCCGCTGACCGGCGAGGATGCCGGCGAGCTGCAACAGTTCGTGGTGACAGCCGACTTCACAGCATCTGGCACTACCGGCACGCTGTCCATCAGACCTGAGATTCGTCCGACTGGTCCGAACAAGACCGTCACCGCATCGCCTGCGAATAGTGCCGTTGTGACGTTGGTTGGCTCTGTATCTACTGCTTACCGCCAGAACCTGATGTTCCAGCGCGATGCGTTTGCCGCCGCGTTCGCTGATCTGCCCGTGCTGGCAGGCTGCGAAGGTTACAGCACCCGCACGCCGGGCGGCATCGCTCTGCGCGTGATGACCTTCGGCGATGGCAAGGCTGACGTAGAAGGCACTCGTATCGACGTACTGGCTGGCTTCGCTGCTGTACGTCCAGAGCACGCTTGCCGTATCACTGAGTAAGCAGGAGCGGGAGAGGGCTTCGGCTCTCTCCCTATCCTTATGAGGTGAGACATGGCAAAAGTCGCCAGCTTAATCCGCCGATCATTGCGCCTGATTCGTGCCATCGATCCGAGCGAAGTTCCAACGGCTCATGAAGAAGCCGACACTCTTCAAGCGCTCAATGTCATGCTCAAAACGCTAGGTCTTGATGAGTTTTTTATATCAGCATCAGAAACAATATCTGTACCGCTTACCGATGGTGACTACACCGTAGGCATTGGCGGCGATGTTGATACGCCAGCTCCGGCAGAGATTCGCAGCGCAAATGGAACGATTAACCAGCTGTCGCAAGCCGAGTATCTGGCAGGTGAATCGGGGTTTTATTACAACCCATCAAAGCCGTTTGGCATCTTGTCTGTTCGCGGAATTGCGATAGAAAACTTGCAGATTGTTCCCACGACGCAGCTTGCTGCGAGTAACGATATAGCACTGCCTGATGGCTACGAAGAGGCGCTGACCTATGCACTTGCGATTCGCATCGCGCCTGAGTTCGGCAAATCAGTATCGCCAGAGGTGGCCGAGATTGCCGCACGCAGCATGTCCAGCCTGAAGCGATTTAATGCGGCGCGGCAACAGACACCTGCTGACCTATCGGACATCAGGAGCGTTCAAACATGGCGCTGATACAAGTACCGTTCGTTGGCGCGGCGTATGAGGCAAAGAGCCTCAATCTGTCGGCACAACGGTGCGTTAATTTATACCCCGTCGCCAATGAAACAGGCGGCGCAAAAGTCCGCGCGTTATACCCAACGCCCGGCTTGAAGCGCTGGCGCTCGTTCGATACTAGCTCTCCAGTTCGCGGCATATTCCCAGCACAAGATGCGCTGATTGCGATTGTTGGCGCTACGATTTACCTGATAAGAAGCGATAAATCAGCGGTGCAAATCGGCATCATGAATACTGTTGATGCGCGTATTGTTTTCGCCACAAACGGCAATCAGGTGCTATTCGTTGATGGCGTTGATGGTTATCTTTATGAAAAAGAGGCGACAACATCACATGAAGGCGACGGTACGGAGACGCATTTCACCATTCGCGGGCTTGATACGCGCACAGCGCCAAGCATTGCTGTCACGATTAACGGCGTGCCAGATGCAGGCTTCACGGTCTCAGGTGATGAAATTGTTTTTTCTGTCGCACCTGCTAATAACGATTTAATTGTGGCGACCGTCAATGACGCACTCACAATTCCAACACTTCCTGCTACACCAACGCACGTTGATTGCATTGCGGGTTATTTCGTGGTGAATAATTCGGGAACAGGTCAGTTTTATTTGTCCGGCCTTCGCGATGGCAGCGATTGGGATGTATTGGATTTTGCCAATGCCGAAGCTTCGCCAGATGATGTTCTGGCACTTGTTACCGGCTATCAAGAGCTATGGTTAATCGGCGAGCGTACAACAGAAGTTTGGTCGCACACCGGAGACGCAACATTCCCGTTTAGAAGAATGAGTGGAGCAGTAATCGATTACGGCATCGGTGCGCCTTACTCACTGGTGCAAGCCGGTAACACGCTATTCTGGCTGACAGACAAGCTGCAAGTCGTGTGCGTTAATGGCTATCAGCCGCAGCGCATTAGCACGCTCGCCATCGAGTCGGCTCTCTCAGAATACAACAGGACAGATGACGCCTTCGCTTATTCATACAGCGAGGCAGGACATACGTTCTATGTGCTGACATTCCCGGCTGCCGGAAAGACATGGTGCTTTGATATAACGACAAACCTTTGGCATGAGCGTGCCTATTGGCGGCAAGATGTGGCGAAGTTCTCGCGCCACCGCTCAAATTGCTATGGCAACGCATTCGGCAAGCATCTTGTCGGCGATTATCAGGGCGGCGTTATTTTTGAGATGGACAAAGATACTTTCACGGATGACGAGGATTTAATCAGACGAGTTCGCTCCACCGATCACGCTCAGATACAGATGCAGCGCGTTACGATTGACTCCCTGCATGTAGACATGGAGGTCGGCAGTGCAATCCAGCTTGACGGCTACGGAAGCGAACCGCAGGCGATGTTGCGCTACTCTAAAGACGGTGGGCATACATGGTCTGGCGAGAATTGGGCAACAATCGGGCGAGTGGGCAACTACGGACACCGAGTTATATGGCGAAGGCTTGGGCAATCTCGCCAGCGTGTTTTTGAGATAACGATAACCGACCCGATCTGGTTCACCATCATGGACGCAGTGGCGGAGGTGAGCGAATGAGACAAATACCGATTCCACGCGGAACGATAACAGATGGCCGAGGGATGTTGAGTCGCGAATGGGCGCATTTTTTCGAAGCACTCGCCAGCGAATTGGCAGCCGTTAAGTCGTTGAATGGCTATGGCAATCCAACCGGCAATCGGTCGCGCGCAACATTTGACACGGCGACCGTTACAACAGAACAGCTTGCAGAGAGAGTGGCGGCAATGATTGATGATCTAGGAGGCTATTAAAATGGCAGATTTAGGAAGCGCGGCTGAATTAGGATTGAATACAGGGCTCAACCTGCTGTCATTCGGCTATGGGCGGAAGAAAGCCAAAAGCGCCGCAAAAGCGCAGTCTATCGCAAATATGATGGCGCAAGGCAAGATAAGCGAGGGCTACGACTCGGCTGTCAATCAACAGCGCCAATCCGGTAATGTGTTGTCGCAGTACCTCTCCGGCGCACGCGAGGAATTGCAACCTTACGCCGATTTTGGTCAACAGGGGTTGAATCAACTCAATTATTACACAAGCAGCCCCGATAAATTGGACGCGCTGGTCAAGGCCGACCCCGGCTATCAATTCCGATTAAAAGAAGGGCAGAAGGCGCTTGAACGAGGCGCAGCAGCAGGTGGCATGAGCCTATCTGGCGCTCAACAGAAGGCACTCAGCCAATACAATCAGGATTATGCTTCGCAAGAATTTAACGCCGCCTATAACCGACTGATGGATCGCGTGGGCCTCGGTGCAAACATGGGGCAGCAGCTCTACCAATCGCGTGCAGGCGAAGGGCAAGCGCTCGCAG